TAAATAAGAAATTGCGAATTTCTGAATCATGGGAAAAATTCGAGGAAAGATAGATGGTATTAGAATTATTTGGTCCAGAGTTCAAAGATAAACTATTTGAAGAGCTGGTTCAATTAAATATCAAAGCATTAGATGAAGCTAAGAAAAGAACATCAAGACAGACTACATGGGTCTCTATCAAAGAACTTCAAGCATCCACTGGTTGGGGAAGAACAAAACTTGAAGAGTGGAGGGACCAAGGGAAATTTCAGTTTCAGCAATCTGGCAAAGGTGGGAAATACCTTTACAACCTTGAAGATGTTCAGCGATTTTGTCGCTCAATGCAAAAATAAAAGCACCCGAAAGAATCAGGCGCTTAACAAAAATTACTAAGACAATTATAACACAAGGAGGCCACACATGGCAATATCTAGAGATATGACAGCCACTGAGGTAAATGTCCTTAACTACATCAAGAACTATGCAACAAATGAAATGCCAATCACAGCAGTTCAGCTCAGAAATGAATTTCAATGCGATAAGAGAGCAATAGAAAATATCATTGAGAGCTTGCGTGTAAACTTCGGGCATCCCATAGTTGCAAAGAAGAGAAAGCCCAATGGGTATTATCTTCCTAAGAATGATGAAGAACGGAATGAGGGTTCGGCACCCTATAAGCGCCAAATCTTAACAGAACAGAAAAACCTGGCAGCAATCATGGCTGTTGACTTAAACGAATACTGGAGGAATTAAAAATGTTACTAGAAATTATTATTGCTTTATTGATCATGGTGATCTTGCTTCAAATGATTATTATCAGCGCAATTAGTGAACGATGCAAAGAGTCAAAGCGTGAACTCAAGAAAATGATTGAAGAACAACAACGCATCCAAGAAGCACGGGAAGCAATGCGCTTCGGTTATCGCAGATAGGAGCTATCAAATGGCAGAAAATATGAATGTACTGCCTCATGATCTGTTAGCTGAACAAGCTGTGTTAGGTTCCATCTTTCTTGATCCAGATAAGATCCACATTGCTTCTGAATATCTGACTAAAGATAGTTTTTTCAAGCTATCTCATGGGACGCTCTTCAACATTATGCAGGAGCTATCAGACAAAGGAGATCCAATTGATCCCGTATCTGTTAAATCCGCCCTTGACTCTATTGGGCAATTTGAGCAGGTCGGAGGAATGGCATTTCTGGCAAGTCTTATCAATGCAGTCCCTACCAGCGCCCACATCGAACACTATTCAAAAGTTGTCGCTGAAAAATCAATGGCCAGAAAGGTCATTGAAAATCTGAGCCAGAGCATTTCAAGCGTTTACGATGGTCAGAAAGACTTGAATGAGATCCTTGCCCAAACTGAGCAAAATTTATCAACAATCTCAAACGAGCAGAAAAAAGGATTCAGGTCCATCATTGATGTGATTGATTCAACACAGTCCATTCTAGATGAACGCTCTCAGAAGGTTGGTGATGTGACAGGGACTTCAACAGGCTTCACTGATTTTGACCAAATCACAACAGGACTTCATGAAGATAACTTGATCATTATCGCTGCAAGGCCTGCAATGGGGAAGACAGCATTTGCTCTGAACATCGCTCAGAACGTAGCTAAGAATTCGGATAAAGCAGTAGCTATCTTTTCACTTGAGATGGGAGCAGAAAGCTTGCTGGAGCGTATGCTGTCAGCAGAAGGCTTGATTCCATCGTATCATGTCAGAACAGGAAATCTCTCTGAGAGCGAATGGCGCAGAATGATTTCAGCACAGGAACGACTGGCAAGAGGGAAAATCTTCATTGATGATACAGCAGGAATCAAGATTTCAGAAATCAGATCAAAGGCCAAAAGATTAGCTCAAGAAAATGGCGGTTTAGGATTGATTGTGATTGACTATCTTCAACTAATCGAAGGAAGAGGAAGAGAAAACAGACAACAGGAAGTCTCTGAAATTTCAAGACAATTGAAGATCATTGCCAAAGAATTGAAAGTTCCTGTCATTGCTCTCAGTCAGCTTTCTCGTGGGGTTGATCAGCGTAATGATAAGAGACCTATACTGTCAGACTTGAGGGAATCTGGATCAATTGAGCAGGATGCTGATATAGTAGCTTTTCTGTACAGAGAAGCATACTACAAGCGTGATGAACAGGAAGAGCCAGACAATGTGACAGAACTCATCCTTGAGAAGAACAGGCATGGAAGCCTTGGGACTGTCCAGCTATATTTCCTCAAAGAATACGCAAAATTTGCAAACAAGGAGGCCTAATCATGATAAAGAAATCAGATGTATCTGGATATTTAGCATTTTTCAAAGTTCCAAAACCACTCATCTATGATTCTAAGTACAAAAAATTGAGCAACAATGCAAAATTGATGTACATGCTATTATTCGATAGATTGGAACTCTCACTGGTAAACAAGTGGCATGACAAAGAAGGAAACGTTTTTCAATACTACACTAATGAACAACTAATGATAGACCTGAATTGTAGTGAACCTACAATCATCAAAACAAAAAAAGAGCTAAAGGATGCTCAATTATTGAAAGAGGTCCGTCAAGGTGTAAATATGCCTAACAGAATTTACATCAGTGTTGTAAATGGTTCTATTGAAAGCTTGAATGAGGACCTAAAAAAAATTAAGTCCGGAACTGAAAATTCTTTAGTTCAAGAACTTAAAAATGTTCAGGGAATCAAGACTGATAATATCAATACTGATAAGAACAATATTATGTCAATTTGTTCAGAAGTAATTCAATACTTGAATCAAGTTGCTGGTAAGAAGTACAAACCAGATACACCTAGTCATCAGAAGTACATCAAAGCTAGACTAAAAGAAGGATACAAGCTTGATGACTTCAAGTATGTTGTAGATGTAATGACTGCAAAATGGACAGGAACAGATTTCCAACAATATCTTCAACCACAAACATTGTTTGGAAACAAGTTTGATAATTATCTGAATCAGCAAATGCCTAAACAGCAGAATGTTCAGAAGCAAGATGAAAGGTTAGGATTCTAATGAATAAAGAAATTACATCTTGCAAAAAACATGGCTGTCAGGTCCAGCATGCAAAAGTGAAGATCAGTGGATCAGAACAGATCATTGAGATCTGTCCAGAATGCGAAAAAGAAGAAATCCTGAAAATGGAATCTCTTTTGAGGCAGGAAGCGAAAATCAAAGCCCTCTTGTCTCACACTTACAAAGTTTTTGAGAGAGAAAGCATCTATTCTCAAGAGTTGAGTGATAAAACATTAGAGAATTATACAGCAGATAATTCAACCAATGAACAAGCTCTGAACTTCATGAAACGGATGCTGAGGGATTATCTAAAATTTGAAACAGGGAATGTGATCCTAAGTGGACCGCCTGGCATTGGAAAGAGCCATCTTTCTATTGGGTTAGCAAAAGCATTGAATGAGCAATCAAAAGAATGTGAGAATCCAAAAAGCGTGATCTTCATCTCAACATCAGCCCTCTTCAACAAGATTGAAGAAAGCTTCAATGGAAGAGGGGACTTCACAGAGAATTATGCTGTGGACCTACTCAGCAAAGTTGACTTTCTCTTTTTGGACGATTTAGGGAAAGAAAGTAGCATGAGCGCCAATCTCAAAGAAGCGAATGACTGGAGACAGCGAGTGCTGTTCAAAATCTTGGACAATCGTCAAACAACATTTTTCAACACTAACTTGTCAAGTAATGACATTAAAACAATTTACAATCAAGCGCTTGCTGACCGAATCTTCAAGGGGGCAAGCAAACACATTTTTAAATTTCCTGAAACTATGGAAAGTCGGAGGTATTAACGAATGGAAAACAACAAACTAAAGGATTTAATTTCAAAAGTTCAAAAATGGTTTTATGACCGTAACTTACACACTCAGGAACCCAACAAGCAATTCCTGAAGCTCTATGAAGAGATCGGGGAGCTGTCGAGAGGCATCGCTGAAAAAGATGAAGAAGTGACCAAAGACAGTATTGGAGACATCACTGTTGTATTGATTGGGCTAACTCTTCAACTTGGAATCAACACAAAAGAGATCTTCCCTGAGCAAGAAAAATTCATTTTTTCAGAAGCTGCAAAAACAGAAGATTATTTTGTATTGATGATGGATCAAGCTCTGGCATCTTATTTCAACCGTCAAGGCTACCAACTCAAAAGCGTAGTGCATGAATTGATGCGAATCTCTCAAATGCTGAACTATGATTTTGTGGAATGTTTAAATAAAGCCTATGAAGAAATCAAGGACCGCAAAGGAAAATTGGTTGACGGAATTTGGATCAAGGAGGAAAGACTAAAATGAAAGAACGGTCATTTGAACAGATTTTAGAAGAGAT